GGCCATTATCTGTGACGGAGCGGTGCGCAGCGGAAAGACCCTGTGTACGGGATTGTCCTTCTTTTGTTGGGCCATGAGCACCTTTCAAAACCGAAATTTTGCCCTGTGCGGCAAGACCATCACCAGTATCCGGCGCAATATGATCGCGGAGCTGCTGCCCATGCTGGAAAGGATGGGGTTTCACTGCGAAGAAAAGCGCAGCCAAAATCGGATCGCCGTTCGCCTTGGGGGCAGAAGCAACGATTTCTATCTCTTCGGCGGTAAAGACGAGGGGTCTGCCGCGCTTATTCAGGGCATTACTCTGGCGGGGGTGCTGCTGGACGAGGTGGCGCTGATGCCCAAGTCCTTTGTGGAGCAGGCGGTGGCCCGCTGCTCGGTGACAGGCAGCCGGCTGTGGTTCTCATGCAACCCGGAATCCCCCGCCCACTGGTTTTACCGGGAGTGGATTTTGGGAGCGGAGAAGAAAAAAGCGCTGCGGCTGCACTTTACCATGGAGGATAACCCCGGGCTGTCCCCCCAGGTGCTGGAGCGGTATAAAACCATGTTTCAGGGAACTTTTTACCGCCGGTTTGTACTGGGGGAATGGGTGGCCGCCGAGGGCAGGGTGTACGACTTCTTTGACGACAGCTTTCTGCGTCCCGCCCCCGAGGGAGAGATAGAGAAGTGGTATATCTCCTGCGATTACGGCACGGTGAACCCCACCTCCATGGGCCTTTGGGGCAAAAAACAGGGAGTGTGGTACCGGGTGGAGGAGTTTTACTACGACGCCCGGGCCAGACGCAGGCAGATGACCGATGAGGAATATGCTGCCGCGCTGGCTGACCTGGCCGGGGAGCGGCCCGTTCGGGCGGTGGTGCTGGACCCCTCTGCCGCCAGCTTTGCCGAGACGCTGCGGCGAAAGGGGTGGCGGGTAAAGAAGGCGGACAACGAGGTGATCTCGGGCATTCGGCTTACGGCGCAGCTGTTGAAAACAGGAAAGCTGGTGGTCTGTGAGGGGTGCCGGGACGCGATCCGGGAATTTTCTCTCTACCGCTGGGAGGAGGGGGAGGATGGTAAGGACCGGGTTCGGAAGGAACATGACCACGCCATGGATGAGATCCGCTACTTCGCCGCCACCGTGGCGGGAAAGGAGGGGGACGGTCAGGGCGGAATCTTTGCGGGATGTGTGGAGAGAGGTGTTTTTTAATGCAGAATGAACAATGCAGAATGCAGAATGTGGAGGAGTTGCAGCGTGAAATGGTTTGAACGAAAGAAGCAGTCTGAAAAGCCTGCCGCGCCGGTGGTGCAGTTGAGAAGGGAGGAGAGCCACCCCTTCTCCGCGCTGGATGGCTATGTTCCCATGAGTGCGGCCAGAGCGGAGCTGTATCGCAGCATCCGGGAGGCGGTGCCCATTGTGGACGCCGCCATTTGGAAGCTGGTGCGCCTTTGCGGCGGCGTGGGGGTCAAAGCGGCTGATCCCGCTGCCCAGCGGGGACTGGAGAAATTCTGGAAGACGGTGGACACCGGCTGGGGCCAGCGGGGAGTTCAGTCTTTTCTGGACCGCTATCTGGACGATCTGTTTACCTGCGGACAGGGGGTGGGAGAGATCGTGCTGGATGGGCAGGGGAAGTCCATTGCTGCCCTGCTGTGCGCTGACCCCACTCAGGTGGAGGCCAGGGTGGGAGACAGTCCCCTGGACTTTCGCCTTTGCCGAAGCGGGGTGGGTGAGAGGAAGGAGCTGCCCTTCCAGAAGCTGCTTCTTTTTACGCCCTTCCAGCCTACCGGGGAGGAGCCATGTGGGGTGTCGCTGCTGAAGTCTATGCCCTTTTTGACCGGGATTCTGCTGAAGATTTTTCAGGCCACCGGGCAGAACTGGGACAGAGCGGGCAATCTTCGCTTCGCCGTGGTGTGCAAGCCCGGCGAGGAGGGAGAGGCATTTGCGCAGGAGCGGTGCCAGCAGCTGGCCAGTCAGTGGAGCGCGTCCATGCAGGCTGCCAGGGCCGGCTGCGTCCGGGACTTTGTTGCTGTGGGGGATGTGGATATCAAGGTCATCGGCGCCGACGGGCCGGTGCTGGACAGTCAGGTGCCGGTACGGCAGATTTTAGAGCAGCTTGTGGCCCGGACAGGTATCCCGCCCTTTATGCTGGGGCTGTCATGGTCCTCCACCGAGCGCATGAGCGCCCAGCAGGCCGATCTGCTGACCAGCGAGATCGCGGCCATCCGACGCAGTGTGGAGCCTGTTTTGTGCCGGGCAGCTGAGCTTTGGCTGCGTCTGCACGGGTTTGACGATGGGGTGGAGATCGTATGGGAGGACATCAATTTGCAGGATATGGTGGAGGAGGCCAGGGCGGAGCTGTACCGGGCCCAGGCTGAGGCGCTGAGAAAGGAGAATGAGGCGTGAACATTGTAAAAGAAGTGAGACAGGGGGACACCGCCCCTCTGGATAAGGAGGAGCTGGCGGCGGTGAATGCCCTGACCCGCAGGGAACTGGGTGAGGAGGAGGTATATCTCTTTTCGGTGCGCCTGTGCGACAACGAGGTGGACCGGGACGGGGAGCGTTTTTCCACCCAGACGCTGGAGGAGCTTGCCCCCATGTTTGTGGGAAAGAGCGGTATTTTTGACCACCAGTGGACTGCCAGAGGTCAGACTGCCCGCATCTATAAGTGTGAGCTGGTGCGCGACAGCGTCCGACTGACCCGGGCGGGGGACGGTTACTGCTGGCTGAAGGGCTACGCCTATATGCTGCGCACCGAGGGAAATCAGGATTTGATCGCCGAGATCGACGCGGGCATCAAAAAGGAGGTCAGCGTGGGCTGCAGCGTGACGCGCAAGGTGTGCTCCATCTGCGGCGAGGATGTGACCCGTTCCCCCTGTGAGCACCGCAGAGGTGAGCGGTATGATGGCCAGCTGTGCTATGTCAGTCTGGAGGGGGCCGCGGACGCCTATGAATTTTCCTTTGTGGCCGTCCCCGCCCAGCCCGCCGCCGGGGTGGTGAAGGGCCTGCAGATGGACACTGCCCAGCTCAGACAGCTGGAGCAGGAGGCGGCCCTGGGCAGGAAGTATTTAAAGCAGCTCAGGGAGGATGTGGTCCGGCTGGGGCTGCTGGCGGAACTGGGGCTGGAGGCCAGAACGCTGAGAGAGATGGCCAATACTCTGGGTCCTGCCCAGCTGGAGGAGTTGAAAAAGGCATATGGCCGTCAGGCCGAGGGGAGATATCCCCTGCGCACCCAGCTTAGCTATGGACAGCGGCAGGAGGAGAACCGGCAGAGAGACGCGGCGTTTCTGATCTGAGCGCCGTTCTCTATATAAAATCAAATTTGAGGAGGAAACAGCATGAAGAAACTGGGTTTTGAGGGTATCGGCGAGGTGGTGGTCACCGTGGCCATGTCGGAGGAGATGGAGCGCGGTACCCCTGTGTGTATGGAGGGCAATGGCGCGGCGCGCCCCTGTCAGACTGACGAGATGTTCTGCGGTGTGGCTCTGGGCCGACGGGGTGAGTTTGGCGCCGTGCAGGTGAAGGGGTTTGTGACCGTGCCCTACTCCGGCGATCTGGCTGTGGGCTGGGTTTCTCTGGCTGCCGACGGCGACGGCGGCGTGTGCCGAAACGAAAACGGTCTGAAGGTGCTGGTCGTCCATGTGGACGAGGACGAGTGTGCTGCCACTATCTGTCTTTAAAGTACAAAGGAGGAAGAAAAAATGGCTTATCAGTATGAAAATGTGAAACTGGACAAGGGTATGTACCGCCACGCGGGGGAGAGTTTCAGCCAGGCGCTGGAGCGGCAGGACCCCAGCCAGCAGTATAAGGGCACTGAGCTGGAGGGCCTGGATGCCTTTCAGCGCCAGCTCAAGCGATTCGATATCAAGGTGAAGGGTCCCGACAGCGACTGTGTGGAGAAATTTTTCCGCACCACCGATTCCGCGGTGCTGTTCCCTGAGTACATCTCCCGCTGCGTGCGTCAGGGCGTGGAGGAGGCCAACGTCCTGCCTCATATCACCGCGGCGGTGACTAACATCGACTCTATGGACTACCGCACCATCACCGCCCAGTCCGACGACCATGTGAAGCTGCAGGTGGTGGACGAGGGGGCTTCCATCCCCTGCACCACCATTCGCGCCCAGAGTAATCTGGTTAAGCTGCATAAGCGCGGCCGGATGCTGGTGGCCAGCTATGAGGCCATCCGCCACCAGAAGCTGGACCTGTTTTCCATTACTCTGCGCCAGATCGGTGCCAATATCGCCTCCATGCAGCTGATGGACGCAGTGGATGTGATCATCAACGGCGACGGCAACGGAAATTACGCCTTCTCCTACGGCACTGAGAACCCTGGTGAGCTGACCTATGGCGATTTGGTGGACTTTTGGACCAAGTTTGCCCCCTATGAGCTGAATACCATGCTGGTTTCTGCGGATGTGATGGCTAAGGTGCTTAAAATGCCTGAGCTGCAGAATCCTGCCGGCGGCATGAATTTTCAGGGTACCGGCAAGCTGGTCACTCCCATGGGCGCGACGCTGGTGTGCGTACACGAGATGCCCGCCAACACCATCATCGGTCTGGACAAGCGCTACGCGCTGGAGATGGTGGAGTGCGGCGGCGTGAGCGTGGAGTACGACAAGCTGATCGACCGCCAGCTGGAGCGGGCAGCCGTCACCGTCACCTGCGGCTTTGCCAAGATGTTCACCGGCGCCAGCGCACTGCTGGAGGTGTAAACCATGGTGGAGCGAACTGTGGAGCTGTGTAAGCTGCTTGGGGCCGGGCGGGAGGATATCCTCCCGGCCCTGGCTCTGGCCGCCTGTGAACAGCTTCGCCTGCGGCTGCGTCCGGGGGTGACCGAGGCCGCCTGCGGCGAGGTTTTCCCTCTGGCTGCCGCCATGATCGCTCTGGACACCCTGGGGGAGCTGGAGGGGGAGAACCGGGTAAGTTCCTTTACCGCCGGGGAGGTATCCATCCGTTGTGACGGAAGCCACAGTCTGGTGCGGGCGGCCCGGCAGATGATGGCCCCCTGGACAAAGGACGGCTCCTTTGCCGTTCGGGGGGTGGACGGATGAGGAAGCGGCAGTGGCGGGCCATTCTGGGCCGGTATGGTCGGAAGGCCGTTGTGCGCACGCCGGGGCGGGAAGATATGGTGGTAAAAGCATTGATCCAGCCTGTTCTGGACAAGAACCCCCAGCTTGTCCCCTCGCCCATGGGACTGCGGTCGGAGGAGCGGGCGGTCTGGCTTGGCCCCGGGGATGTGACGCTGCATCCAGGGGAGAGCGTGGTGTGCGCCGGAGAAGAACTCTATGAGGTGCGGTCGGCCCGGGTGGTGGGGAATGGTCATCACGTGTGGGCCATGCTGCAGAGAATGGAGGGGGAGGCATGAACTGGGAGAGTGAACTGCCTGCCGCTCTGGCAGAGTGGCTGAAGGAGAGGGGCATCCCTGCTCTGACAGGCTGGTCCGGGCAGGAACGCTCCGCATTGACCGCCCCCGCCGTTGTGGTGAGCGTGCGGGAGTATACCGCCTGCTCCGCCGGGTTTTCCGACTATCTGGGGGAGCGGTACGACGAGGAGTCTGCCCGGTGGGAGGAGCTTTACGGAAAAAAAGTGGAGGCCCTTTTGGGGTTGGACCTGTACGCCCCCGAGAGAAGCAGCGAGGGGGAGATGCAGAGGCTGCTGGAGAAGATGGTTCGAACCTTCAGTCTGGAATGTCCCGAGGGGATGCGGGTGGGAGAGCTCGCCTGCGGCGGGACAAAATGGGATGAAAAGCAGCGGCGGCTGAAGCGGGAGGTCAGCGTAAAGTGTACCTTCTGGATCCGAGCGGTCTGGGGTGACAGCGGCGAATTTTTGGATTTTGAACTGCGAGGAGGATGGAAACATTGAGTATTACCACACATGAGCGACCCGGGGTCTACTCCGCCTATGACGTGTCCGCGCTGGTCCGGGGCAACAGCCGGGGCCGCGTGGTGGGTCTTGCGGCGGTGAATACCCAGATGGAGACGGGTACGATCTATAAGCTGGCCAGTTTTGAACAGGCAGCCGAAGTTTTTGGGGCGGATGGGGCGGTCACCAAACTGGTGACTCTGGCTCTGCGCAACGGCGCAAGTTCGGTGGTTTGTGCCATGGCGGCCCAGACGGCGGACTATCCCAAGGTATTTGAGCTTCTGTGCTGGCAGGAGGATATCAGCGTTATGCTGTGCAACAGTGTGGATGTGGCGGTGCAGCAGAAGTTGCGCGACTGTATTCTGGAGGCCAGCGCCTCCCGCCGGGAGCGTATCGGCGTGGTGGCGGGCGCCCGGGGAGAGAGTATTTCCGCGCTGGTGGAGCGGGCCGCCCAGCTGAACAGCGAGCGCATGGTGCTGGTTGGTCCCGGAGCGCTGGATGACGACGGCGATGAACTGTCCGGGGTGAAGGTGGCCGCCGCGGTTGCGGGGGCCATTGCCGGTCAGGCGGATCCCGCTGTCCCTCTGGGGGGCGTGGTGCTGAAGGGCGTCCCCGGGGTGGCCCAAAATTGCGGCGACGGGGAACTGGATCAGCTGATCCTGGGGGGAGTGACCCCTGTGGAGGAACTTGGGGGTGAGGTGAGCGTGGTGCGCGGTGTGACCACCCGTACCACCACCGGCGGGGAGAGCGACCCTGTCTGGCGGGATCTGAGTACGATTCTGGTCATTGACACGGTGATCCCCGCCCTGCGCGCAAGTCTGAGAGGCAAGTTCCGCAGAGCCAAAAACACACCCAGAGGCCGGGGCGCCATCCGGGCCCAGGTGGTGCTGGAGCTGGAAAACTTTCTGGCAAAGGAGATCATTACCGCCTATGACAATGTGAGCGTTACCGCCGATGAGACTGACCCCACACGGGCTCTGGTGGATTTTTCCTTCACCGCCGCCCATGGACTGAATCAGATCTGGCTGTC